GACGTACCCTGTGAACCATCTCCACCATTGATTCCGGATGTTCCTGAAGTTCCATTTATACCTGATGTACCCGATGTTCCTTGCGAACCTGCTCCACCACTTACACCCGAAGTTCCACTGCTACCATTAGCACCATCCACTCCGTTAGTTCCGTTTAATCCTGATGTTCCATTTATTCCACTCGTCCCACTTACACCGCTAGTACCCGATGAACCATTTGCTCCAGTTAAACCTGAAGTACCTGATGTTCCACCTGTGCCATTTACTCCATTCGTTCCACTACTACCATTTACTCCGCTAGTACCATTCACACCTGATGTACCTGAAGTACCTGATGGTAATTGTGCTATGATAAATAATATATCGTGGTTGTTAGGGAATGTAAACGTTGATGATAATAAGGTAGCTGGATAACTCCAATATGTTGTGTTATCCGTTGGTGTACCTATCTGCCATCTTTGATAGTTGTTGTTATCACTTTGGTCCTGCAATACGATGATTGAACCTGATGGGATATTTCCAATGAATACATCCACATTGTTACCACCCTTATCCGTATCACTAACACTTAATAAGCTTGCACTTTGTTGTGTTGCAGTATTCCATATAATGTGTCCCAATAAAGGGTCACCTGTTGTTATTGATGTTTTAGCTTGGTAGTTAAAGAATGTATTTGAGATACCATCAGCACCTGAAGTACCAGAAGTTCCTGATGTACCAGTTGTACCTGATACCCCGCTAGTTCCGTTGCTACCATTTAATCCTGATGTTCCATTAACACCACTCGTACCATTCACTCCATTAATTCCAGAAGTTCCATTGATACCTGATGTACCTGATACACCTGAAGTACCTGAACTGCCACCTGCTCCACTAATACCTGATGTACCATTACTTCCGTTAATTCCGGAAGTTCCGTTTACGCCCGATGTTCCTGCAGCTCCATTTGTACCATTGATACCATTAGTTCCATTAACACCTGACGTACCTGATGTACCATTAATCCCAGCTGAACCGGTGATTACCATACTATCAATTATATCCGTATTAAAATCTCTTAACAAAGCAGGGGTAATTGCTCCAACTGAGTTATCAGGGAAGTTACCTTGGTTTACTGCTTCTAATTGTTCTTTATTTAATATAGCCATGCTAAATTATTATTTAATTATTTTGTTGTGTTTGTGAGTAAGGTACTTCCGTTTGTCCGATACCCTGTTCAATCAGAGCACCATTACAACATTTACGTGAGTAAGTGTTGGATTTTACACATAAACATGCTCTCCTATTGTTTTTAGGGGAACTCTTTCCTCTCGTAGGTCCTAAGTAAACACCTGAGGTTGCTTGAAATCGTGCTAAGTAAGCTGGTGTTGGCATATCATCTGATTTTATTATTTAACAATCAACCCACCAAATGTAGTTGATTATTTTGTTTTCGCTAACGCTTCCCTGTGTAACATATTTTGTAAGTGGTTATAATCCGATTGGTATGCAAGGAATAACAAACACTGCTCTAATGGTAATGTGGTTACATCGTTCATCGCTCTGATGTCACTCCCAGCGAGTTGTATGAGGCTGCTATAATTTCTCCACTTTTTTCCAAAATTGATTTGATATTGGGAGGGAGAATCTCCGTATCCATCATAGATTTCAGGATATAGTTCGGCAAGTCCCTTAATAAAAGCACAAAAAAAAACAACGCACCGAAGTGAACATCCATACCTACCTGAAGGAAAGGGGTTTCATCTATCGTACCATCGTAATCCTTTATGTTATACATGCTACCTATCTTCTTTGTTATAGGGCGATATAAGATACTCATTATCTTTCCCCAGTTCTCATCTATTTGAAACGTATCGTATTTCACAATATCCAAATAAGCACCATAAGCAATTTTGCTAAGGTTAGGTTCAAACCCATACTCCACCCCATCAATCTTTATAATCCTTTGTAGTGGTAATTCGGTGTTACCCATAAACCCAATCAAATCGTTTTTAATTCCGTTGAAGGTTTCTAAATCCAATTGAGGTAACCATGTTGGGTTGAAATCACATAAGTGGTGAAACAAACATGCTATGTATGCTTCCTCCATACCCTCATAGGTTTTAATATCTCTTTGTAATGCTAAGTACTTCTCTAACGTTATACCACTCCAATTGGTAGGTACGGTTATCTTTATCTCCTGTTTCATATTATCGTTGGTTTTTCTTTTCTCTATATTGTTCGGGGTTCATCAAATCAATTGCACTCACTATCTCCGTTTTAATTACTTCAGTTGTTAGTGGTACGGTGTTCATTCTCATCTCTAACACATTGCGTAACTTTGCTTCCGCACTATTACGTTGTTGTATGGTTGCTGATAGGTATGATTTTGCTTCTCTCAGTTCCTCCAATAACTTTGCATTCACTGCTTCCACATGCGCAACGTACTCTGCCATCTGCATGAAATCCTCTTTTGTGAGGTTATCTAAATCTAATTGTTGTTCCATTGTATATATTTATATATTTAGTTATTTATCTAATTGATATTATGTATTTCCCTTTAGCAGTTGCTACATTACTCAACCTCATCATACATCCATAACGTGCTGCATCAATAAGATGGTCCAACCCACCTTCAGGTTTATCCGTTACCTGTGAGTGTTTATCTACTCCCCATTGGTATGAATAAAACTCATTCACTAAGTTGTTGCATGTTTTAGGTATGTTGATTGTGTAGTTCTGCATCACCTGTATTCCAAAGTTAATTGAATCCTTTCCCTTCACCACAGGTTTCGCATTAAACCCTGCTCTATATAATTCCTCTATTAAACGTGGTTCACTACTATCACACCATATCTCCTCTCTCCCACTAACACAACTACCGAAGTGTTTTATTAAATCATCGGTTACCATTCCCTTCTCATATAGTGTTTCAACTAAGTAGATATCTTTCTCACCACCTTTCCATATACCCACCATTGCGGAAGGGTCATTAGAGTAACCCGCATCAAATCCCCAACATATAAATTGTGCATCATCAGGTACCCACTCAACTAAATTAAATTGGAACACTGCTCTCTCATTGGTAGTGAACTCACCTAACCCATAAGTTTTCCATGCTTTAGGGTTTGTTCCTTTCAACTCCTCAATTGCTCTAACGATACTCCTCTCTAAGTAAGGGTTATCTTTATATGTGGTGAAGTATGATGTTGCATCCAATGAACGTATCCAATGGAATGGTGATATTGTTGGGTTAAGGGAGAGTATTACCTTCTTCGTTGTACGGATTTGTAGCTGAAAATAACTCTCACTATCAATCTCATTTGCTTCCTCCAACCACAATATTGAGCTTTTCAATCCTCTCAGCTTCTCACTATCATCGGTGCTTATAAATTGGATGGTACTCCCGTTCCAAAATGTGTACACCCTATCCGTTATGTTGAAGGAGTTCTCATCCCATATCCCCAACGATATCATCACATCTTTATAATCTTTTAATATCGTTCTTTTGAGTGACGGTATCGTTTTACGCACTATCGTTACTTCCTCCTTATCAGTTAAACATTGTACGATACACCATTGTAGTAGAGCATAACTCTTACCACTACGTGTCCCACCATAATGTATTGTTACCCTATTGGTACTATTGTTCTGATTGCCATACGTTTTAGTTGTGTTTACCTCTAAGTTCATATTGTTACATATTGTTACATATCGGTATCCACACTCTTTTGTGTTATGTTCACTGATATTTGTTGTATCTTTTGGTTTATCTCCCCACTCATCTCCGTCCTACTTAATTTAGGTAATGAGTACTCTAACAACTTAAATGCTAACTCAATTGCTTTCGCAGGGTCTTTCTTCTTTATCTCCTCCAAATCCTTATTGATGGTTGAGAGTATATTGTTTGTGGCACGTGCAATCGTTAGCTTCATCTCCTCCGTACTTCGGTTGAGTGCTCCTGCCGGTCTCCCTGCTTTATTTATTCGTGTATCTCCTTTAATGAATGTCATAGTTGTAAATGGTTGTATTTAACAAGCTTTCTATATATCTAACACCTTACCACCATTTTGTATTTATCGTTGAGTGTTGAGGAGATATGCTACCTCTACGATGATTCTCTGCTATTAGTGTGGATACTTTATTCCATAGGGGTTTAGGTCCTTCCCAATTCCTATCCAATATCTCCACATAGTTTTCTAAATCTCTTTGTTTGGGGTATGGTTGTGTTTGCAGTGTGAGGTTCTTTCTCTCCTTCTTATGTATGAAA